CTTTCTTCTGTTGGGTTTGTCGTGTGAGCAATTTCCTGGAGCCACTTGCAAATGCCACTTTGGTGTTTAGTGTGGCTTCGGGCTATGCGCTTGACAATGAAACTGGTAATTACGTACCAGTGGCAACTGGCGTTACTTTCTACGCCACGTTAAAGCAGAAAAACAATCCACGTTACGACCAACTACTCGGGGCTGACATGACTGCCGTCTATATGGAAGGCAGAATGACCAGCCCTCTTACTTTGTCTGGCGTTACTGTGGGCGATTCTGCTCGGGCCACAATTAATGGAAGAGAAGGAAGGTTTGAATTGTTGCCGAATGAACAAATTGCTATTCACTATTGGCAGTTCTTAGGCACGCCAGTCAGGGGCATTTTTAGACTGATTGGCAAAGGAAGCGTGGACAACGCTTAACTCTCTTCTTTCCCATTGAGGAATTTTTCATGCTCTACCATCCCACTGAGCTAGTGAAGAGCCAGGACGTGATTGTCCGCGTTGGCTCCATTGGCGGCACTTCTCGTCCTGTCATCACTCAAAGCGGCGCCACTTTCACTGTTAGCGGCGCTCCCACTCTCTACACTCTGCAAGCAGCTACTACTGCCTCTGTTGCCTTTAACGATGGCAACCAAGAATTCTACCTGCTGGGCGGCGGTGGTTTCGCTGATAGCGTGGTGGTTACTAGCCAAGCCACTGCATCCATCACTTCCTACTTCCAGAAGGACGTGGATGGCACAGTGTTCCTGCCCAATAGCTTTGACGAAGCATTCCAAGCGATTAGCTCTGCGCGTTACGACAAGAATGCTGAAGTGTACGTTGAAATTAACAAGCAGCTTGGCGCTTCTGGTACTACTTTCTATTACGACCGCGTTGCCTATGTCGGCCGTGTGATGAACTACAACGAGAGCTATCCTGCTGATAACCTCGTAGAAGTTACTTTCGATCTGATTAGTCGTGGTCGTATTGGCATTCACCAGAATGCTGAGAACACCGGCAGCCTCATTCCCACTGCTCCGAATTCCTGATTCTTCCATTGAATCTTCGCTAGCCTGTCTCCTATGGGGGCAGGTTTTTTAATGGACATTTCTCAACTGCGTGACACTGTTAACACTCTTCTTTCTGCATCGCCCAATCTGATTGGTCTTTATACGCTGCCTAATAACTCAACGATTCCCGCCGTGTATGTAGTGGGAAGGCAAAGCGTGCCAAAAGAATGGAAAGTAAAAGGCCTGGAAGTGACAATGAGAGAGTTCCCTGAGCTTGTGCCTCGTTCTCCATTGGGAGGCACTGTCAAGGTGACACAGGTTTGGGAAGTAGTTTTAGTGCAATATACGCCCAATAGTAATACGCTTGCTTTGGCGATGGACAGAATGGTGCGGAGGTTTCCAGATGCTACGCCACGATTTTTCCCCGGCGATGATATTGCTTACGAACGTTGCCGCTTTTTGATTCCCGATTTAGTTCTTCGTAATTTAGTGGCACCATGAGTGGAACTATTGTTGGGGGAACAATTGTTAATGCCAAGACTTTGGAAGCAAAGCTTGCCAAGGCTTTTGAAACGTGGACACGTTTTGACGTGAACGATTATTTCCGTGATCAATTCTTAGAGGATAAATGGAATTACGATGGAGAAACAGAGCGCAAAAGCGGAGAAGTGGTCACGAGTCCTCGTAATATTTTTGATCTAGGCGATCTCTATAGAAGCGGGCGTGATAGTTTTTCCATCTCACAAGGTGGCGTTGACATCACTGCATCATGGGATTGGGACACAAAGAATAGCAGTGGCCGTGGCTATGCCTGGTACGTTCACGAGGGGCTGGGCACTAATCTTTCTCCACGTCAATGGACGGATGTATTCCAGCAAAAAGATTTGTTTGGCAGTAGTCAAGTAAGCAAAGACCTTAAGATGCGCATACGCACAGCGCTGAACAAATGAAGATTGATTATCTGTGGAGCGTGGATGGCACAGTGCATGCAATTAATTGTCTTATTGATGGCACCGCAGTGGAGGTGGGCATATTGTGTCTTATTTCCTGCAGAGAAACGACCATTAGAATTAGCAACGACAATCATTCAATGCTGGTTGAAGTGCCGCCAGAATTTCGCTCTTCTCACGAGCGAGTGAAGGTGTTCAACGCATTGCTTAACATTCTCGATCATGAGCAAATACAGCTTTCTGATTCAAACTAAAACTGAAGGTTATTTTGAGCTGCTGCCCGAAATTCGCCTGAAGAAATATGGCAGTTGGCTAGTTGCTGAATCCATTGAACAGGAAGAAATCAGCAAGTTGCAAAGCCAGGCTACCATTCGCGCCGTTCAGCTTGCCAAGCGCATTGCTGCATCGCGTGAGATTCCCCTCGACGAGGCTTTCGCGCTCCTCCAAGGCGGTGGTTCCATTTCGGAGGCAGAGTTGCTTTCCGAATTTACGGAAGAAACGCTGAGCATGATTACAAGCGGTTCATCGGTAGAAGCTACCAATGCCCGCATGGTCACTGCCTTCATTCGCTCTCGTGGCCAAGGCCTTATTGATGGCGAATGGCAAGATCTTGCTGATTGGGAAATTGAAGACACTAAAAACCTACCGCGCAAAGCCATTGCAAAAGTAGTGGAATTCATTGCTGAAGAGCAGAATGCTGAGACCCAGGAGGCCGTAGAAGCAAAAAAAGCGACGAAGAGGAATTCTCCTCAGTAGCAGAAAAGCTTGAAGCGCGAGCTAGGCAGCAGCTTAAGAGCCTGACAGATTGGAACGAAATCTATTTCAGGCTCTCAGCTTCTGACTTTAAAGACGAGCGATGGAGTGCCAATAATTTTGGCCTCCAGAAGCTTGATGATGTTAAGCGTGCATTGAAATATCTTGATCGTCATGACATTGCAAAATATAACGTTAGTAGCGTAGCCGTTGCCAAGCTTGGCACAATGGCAGCAGGAATGATGGCGGGCAAGAAGAGCAAAGTAAAACCAGAGGATTTCTTGCCGTTTGATACGAAACAAATCAAGAAAGAAGATGGCGTTACGGATGCGAGCTTGATTGTACTTCAGCGTTTAATGAAAACAAGAAGAATGGACGGACGTGTTATTGCATTGCTTGCTGATGAGATGAAGGGGTTTGCTGGGCGTAATCAAGAGCAATGATTATAGAATGAAGGGAAAGTAAGCGAAAATTAAGATGGCAGCTCAAGACGCCGAACTGAAGCTTAAGGTAAGTCTTGACCTGGGATTTTTTAGGCAACAACTAGCGGGATTGGGGCAAGCGGCTGCTGGCTATAGCATTCCAGTGCAAATCAGGTTTGATAGGCGTAGTGTACAAAATGAGTTGAATGCTCTTGGCGCCAATATTAGGCGAAGAAATTATCGCTTAAATATTGAAACAAATTTATCCGCTGAAATAGCAAAAGCAGATACTCTTGCTCGCAAGCTTACGGAATTAAGCGGAAAAATTAAAGCTAGCGCCGGTGGTGCATTCTCTCAAGGACCGCAAGGCGCTGCCGGTCTTGAGCGCTTTATGCGTGAACAGGGGCTTACAGGGCGTGCTTTTGGTGTGCAGCAAGCACAAGAACGCATTGCACGACAAGCTGTTTTATCCCGACTGGAAAAGGGCTCGTTAAGTAAAGGTGGATATAACATTGCCGGATTAGAAAAAATTATTCGCGATTTGGGTGGTACGCCCACTGGAGGAAGAAAAGATCTTGCTGCGCAAGCAAAAAAACTTGTAGAAGAGGCAGATGGCATTGCAGATGCTGTCTTTGATAGCTTAAAAGATTTGCAAATGAAGCTTCGTCCCATTCGCGGACAAGCTCAAGCAAGCGCTGCGCGTTCCATGCCCAATCTCAATGAGATGTTGGATCGCATGGCCAATTTGACCAGCAATCCTCGTGCTGCACAGCGAATGTTGCGTGCGCTTCCTGAGAGTCGCATTACAACTGATCTTGTTGGTGCTGCTAATCGCCAAGCAGCTTTTCAGCAACAATTCCCTCAAGGATTTACGCTTCCCGGATTCAATGCACCAAAAGCTTTCGATCCATTGCTAAAGGCAATTGCAAAAGATTTTACTGATTATGCGCGAACAGTTAATATTTCTGATCCATGGGTGGGTCAAGTTAGCAATGGCATTGCAAATGTAATTGCTAAAGCAGCAGCGAGTCCACAAGTGACGCGGCTTCTTCCTGCTGCTGGTCAAACCAGTGCGTCGCGCATGACCCAGCAAATGTTTGCTGGTCTTCCTGCATTGCAAGCGCCTGGCATTGGCATGGAGAATGCCCCGTTAAGCAGGGCAGGGCAATACATGTTAAATAAGGCCCGTAGGGCTCTTGAACTTCCTATTGGGCCTGCATCGCCTTACGCTCCCAATCCTTTTGCTGGACAGGCTACTGTTCCTTCTCGTCAATATTTCCAGTCAACAATGCGCCCTGCATTACCGGCAGCAGGAGGCACGTCAGGTCTCTTGAGCGCACTAGAAGCTCAATTGGGAGCTAGTCGCGGGATGCTCGGCACTGGAGGAGGTATTGCCACTTCCTTGTTTACTGGCCGAGGCTTAGTAAATCCTGGCGTTTCCATGCTGGAACCAGTTGGTCTTAGTGGGAACTATCGCCAAATGGCTGCTGCACTGGCAAATCAAGCAGCCAATCCCGCATTGGCCCACAGACAAATAGCAGATATTGGTTTTGGGGGAGTGCCAACTTCAGCCACTGGACTTTCCGGCCAGGCATTGAACGCGGCCCTTAATCAAGCGTTTTTACAGCGTAGAGGGCTGGGAATTAGCGGCGCTCAGTCACTGCCAATTTTTGGTACTGGCGGTGTTGCAGTGCAGCAAAATATTCCGGGAATGTCTTATCAGATGGGAGGAGGCGGCCTTGGTGGATCCATGGGCCAATTCCCGATGGCTGGAATGATGGGGCCATCCACGCCGATGTCGATCAATGCTCGCACGAGCATGTTTGGTGGAGGCGGTGGTATGCAGCCTCCTGGTGGAGGAGGCGGATTTGGTGGCTTTGGCGGAGCTGGTGGCTTTGGTCGCGCCATGGGAGGCGTGAATCTTCCAGGTACTGGTGTCATCCGTGAACTTGGCGAGGAGTTTGGTTTTGCAACTAAACAAGTGATTTTGTTTGGGCAAGCCTATAAATTACTAGCCTTCATTCAAAATCTACCGGCGCAAGTTGGTGCAGCAGTTGGGCAGTTACAAAGCTTTAGAAATACGCTGAATGCAGTGACGCCATCCGCTGAAGAAGCGCGTGCATCTAATGAGCTTTTGCTTGGGCTCATGGAAAAATACAACGTGCCTCTGCAGTCGGCGCGTGATGGCTTCACCAAGCTGTATGCGTCTATGGCTCCTGCTGGTTTTAGCGGAGACGAAATCAGAGACTTGTTCACTGGCATCACAAAAGCTGCTGCCACTTTTGGAATGAGCGCAGATAAAGTGGATCGCGTGAATTATGCATTTGCTCAAATGGCGAGCAAAGGTCAGGTGATGAGCGAAGAACTTAAGGGGCAGTTAGGTGACGTACTGCCTGGAGCCATGGCATTATTTGCAGAGGCTGCAGGATTTAAGGGACCAAAAGCTATTCAAGATTTCTCTGCTGCATTGGAAGACGGTGCCTACAAAGGAGAAGCGATGGTCGCATTGTTAAAGAATGTAACTGTCGTAATGAATAAGGAATTTGGTCCTGGCGCTGAAGGAGCTGCTCTTACATTCCAAGGTGTAATGAATCGCATGCAAAACTCGATGACTCTTTTCTATGAGGCATTTGAGCCAGTTGCCGTAGGATTCTTGAATACCGTTGTTGTTCCAATGACGAATGGTATCAAACAGCTCACCGATGGGCTTAATGCATTCTTTACTGGTACTGCAGCAAAAACTGCTGGCGGATTCGCCATCGCTCAAGAGCTTGAAAGGCTGCGTCCTGCTTTTGATGGCATTGGACAAAATGTAGCTACTTTCGCTGTTCAATTGGGACAACTCGCAAAAATAGCTCTTGACGTTAGCAAGGTATTCTTGCAAATAGCTGGCAATCCCATTGTTGGCTATTTAGCAAAACTTTACGCAATTGCGCTTCCAATTAATATCGCGCTTGGAGTGATGCGCGGATTATGGGCTGCAAATGCATTGCAATTATTAATTTTCAATGCGCGAGTTGCTTCTGGCACTTCAACGTTATCGGCATTTAGGGGAATGATGGCGGCGACAGGCGCAACAGCGCAGACTACTGCTGCGTCTATTCGCACTGCTGGTATCACCTTGCGCACCTTCTTCGCGGCAACTGGCGTTGGCTTGGTTGTTGTGGGCATCAGCATGCTCATTGAAAAATTCCTGACAATGAATCAGGCGCTGGCTGACACCAAAGCAAAGGCGATGGGTGCGGCACAGGCCATTCGCTCCATGTCTCAGACTGAGGCAAGGCTAGAAGGTCAAAAAATTGCAAGAACCACCAAGGAACTTCAAACCCTTCAAAAATCAAAAGAAACCTATAAACTTGGCGGCGAAGAAATGGTGCCAGTGAAAGGAGAGACAGCCAAAAGATTGGAAGAAGCGGGAGTTGGCGTTAGGCGTGATTTACTGGGCCGAACATTTATTCCCAAAACAAATATTACGGCGGAGATTTTGCGTCAACAGGGATTACAGGCCGAGGTTTCAACTCGCGAAAAGCAAATTAAGTTTGACGAGCAATTAGCTCAAGCGCCCGCCGTGCTTGGTGCAATTCCACCAAGCGAAGAAGAAGGGAAAAAGAAAAAAGGCAAAGAGCTTGATGAATATAATCGAAGCCAGTTGCAATTTATTCAAGATCAATTTGACATTGAAAAGCAGCGTCTTGACAAGCAATTACAAGGTCAGCTTATTTCACAAACTCAATATGACATTTCGCTAGCAGAACTAGAACTAGAGAGCACCAAGCTTGAAATAGCTGAGCGTTATCGCTTGGAAGTGGAGAAGACAAATAAGGATAATTTGAGCGCCTCAGACAAGGCTCTGAAGCTGAAAGACCTAGAAATTAACAAGACCAATGCTTTAACCATTGCGGAAGACAAGCGTAATCTTGCGATTGGAGCAGCTCGCCAAAAAATTATCAAGCCCATCATTGATGAAATTGATCGCGAAACACTGGGAATCCAGCGGCAAGCCTTGCAAATGGAGGCTCTGAAAGATGGCCGCCTTGAACTTACTTCTGCTCAAGAAGCTGAGCTGGCAGTCAAAGAAAGGTATGCAGACTTGGCCGCAGACGAACGAGACATTGCGAAAGGAGAGCTTGATTTACTCACTCAAATCATTGCTCAACGCCTTGAAAATGTAAAGCTTTTGGAAAAGCAAACTGCTTTAACCTCTGCTCAAAGAGGGCTGGAAACAATTGGCACTGGTTTACAAGCTGGCTTCACTGGTAGCGCCGCAAATGTCTTTGAGCGAGCGATGGAGCAATACGGGGATCAAGATTACGCCACTCAGCTCGCCAATGTGGAAACCTCTGCGATGCAACTTAGAAGTGTATTTGAAGGCTTGCAAAGTGCAATTAGTGGAGTAAGCGGAGCTTTTGCCAATATGCTCACAGAGGGCATCACGAGCATGATTACTGGCACTGCCACTGCCAAGGAAGTATTTGCAAGCTTCTTGCAAAGCGTGGGGCAAGCCTTGTCTCAGGCGGCTTCGCAAATGATTGCCACTTACATTGCCATTGGCATTGCAAAACTGTTTGCTGGGCTTGGCGGAGGCGGAAATCCAGCGGGTAGCGGAGGAGGTATTTCAGGCAGTCTTCCTGGGGTGCGTCAATACGCGGGAGGCTTTGGAGGAGGTGGAGCACCGGGCTCTATGCCGTTCGCACCGCCTGCATTTGCTAATGGCGGTATTGTCACAGGCCCCACGCTTAGCCTTATCGGAGAAGGCAAGTACAACGAAGCAGTTGTGCCCCTTCCTGACGGTCGTTCTATTCCTGTACAGCTCGGCGGACGTTCCGCTCGCGACATGATGGGCGGCAATGCCCCCGGCATGCCTCAGGCGCCTTCTCTAAGCATGAAGTTTGAAACCACTAAGATCAATGGCGTAGAATACGTTAGCCGCGAACAATTAGAGCAAGCAATGGCAGAAACTCGTCGTGCTTCCATTGCAGGAGGCGCTCAACGAGGCATGTCAATGACTCTCGATAAGATTAAGCAAAGTCCCTCCACTCGCTCTAGCATTGGTATTCGCTAATGGCAGTCTTTCCTTCTATTCGCCCCACAGGGCGTTCTTATTCTCCAGGGCAGTTTCCCACTAAAACGTATCGCGGGCTTTCAGGCGCCACTGTTAAGCGAGTGTTTGGCAATCGTTCATTCGGCCATGGCATTGACTTGCAGTTTGAGAATATTTCTGACGTAAACACAAAGGCCATTCTTGATCACTACTATGGACAGTTTGGCAACTATGCTCGCTTTACTCTCCCTGATGCTGTTTTTTCTGGCACTTCCTCTGAGCTAAAAGGCGTTCTGCAGGCTCCTACTAGCATCCTTTGGGAATATGCCGAACCTCCGCAAGTGGAAAGCGTATTCAATGGACGAAGCACTGTTACAGTGAGACTGATTGGCGAGCTTGATTATTCTGGCGCTTGATAATGGAAACCTCAGTTCACATTGCTCATTTCCTTTTCATTCAAACGGCGAACGGTCAATCGCATTACTATCAAAATTACTTCTTTAATACAGGCGCTTCCGCCGTGGCAATTCCAGGCTCGGCCTCACCGAGTTATCGCCATGCTCCTTTTCGCGTGGAAGGAGCATTGTCTTCATTGAATGGAGAAAATAGCCTATTGCGTGTTTTGTTTCCTCACAGTGCTTTCACCATTGCTCTTGTTGAAAACGGAGAGGGAAATCGACTTAGTAAGCTGTCTTTGAAAACAGTATGGATGGCGACAACTGGCTCCATCCTTGACTACAGCGGCTACATAAAGACGGCTGAATATGAAGAATTTTATGTGGGCGTCGGAGCTTCTTTCGACGACACTACTGTAGAACTACGTTTTAGAAGCGCAATGGATAGCGTTGGCGCATCATTTCCAAGGCAAACGTTCTCTTCCAAGAACGTTGGATTCTTGCCTTTGAATGCAGAAATTAGCCTGCGATGATTAATGATTTAATTGGCCTTGCATACGAGCGCAGAGCCCGATTTCGCGAAGGAGAAGGTAAAACCGATTGCTTTATGCTTGTTTGCGAAGCAAGGCGTCGCTTGGGTCTTCATGACTACGAAGAGGAATTTCGCTGGGCATACGATGAATACGATTCCGGCAATTTGCCAAT